CATGGCGGGCCGGATTCCCCACCCGGCTCCCATCATAACATCGTGCGCCCGGAATTGGCAGCCCACCCAACACAATGCTATTTACTAACCCCACGCTGCCACGTGCCGCCATATCCTTGTCATCTTTTCTTGTTAAAATGCAGCCCCTGCACTCCAACTGGTAGTTCCTCCAACTCGAATTCCGTCATGTTTTCCACCAGGGTCAATGGTCGCATTTCCACCGGGCCATCCTCCCTGAGCAAGTGGGTATCGGTATAGGTTTGTCCGGCTTGAAATCTAACGTTGTATCTATACCCTGTCTCATACCCATACGCTGACACGTAAACTACCTGGCCCGGCTCCTTGCTGAGAGTGGACCTGACCATCTCCCCAACTTTGAATTTGGGTGGTGGCCTACTCTCACAACCTGAAACTACGATCCAGATTCCCAGAAACAAAATTACCCATTGTTTCATGCATTATCTCCTTATCATAAGGTGAACATGGCGGGCCGGGCTTGATACCGGCTCCCGCATCTTCAAACGACCACCTTGGCGGTCTCAGTGTTGCCACTACTGTCCTGCCCCTTACAAGACGGTCTATCACGCGGGTCGCTGCCTTGTTGCTGTGTGTCCTTCCACACCGCCGCCATGAGGTCACGCAGTTACATTCTTTGTTCCCGTGTAGGCTCCCATGTCCAATTCATTCGCGATCCGCCTCGCCAGGGCGTATACTTTTTCAGGATATCTGCAAAGACCAGAGACCCGGACCTTTACCGCACTACGCTTCAATCCCCGCCCTCCTGATTTTGGTATCCACTGGAAGATACCGACAGAGAAGGTAAACTGATTCCCAAATATTTCTTTCCCCAATGGGGCACAAGATCCTTCAAAATCATGTTTTCCTGCTTCCATGTTTATTTCCTCTCGAATTATCATGGCGGGCCGGGCCGGTCTCGATATTTGGCAAGCCCAGAATTTCGGGTCGATGTTATGCCTTAACTCTGTTTTCCACCGTGGCTTTCGCCGCCGCCATACTATGGGTTATTGAAATTTGAAAGCCACCAAACCATCAGCCAAGAAAATCCTACACCAAATAGCAACCCGATTCCTGTCCTGACATCCGCCCCATAGATAGAATCGAGTGCGAGTAAGACCAAATTAACGGAAATACAGCCAAGGAAGCTGATATGTGTATTTGGTGGCTTTCAAATTTCAATAACCCAGGGAGGTAATTTTGTTCTCATTTTCCATATTTGGTTTTGTGCGGAGAGACAGGGTTTTTCCTGTAAATGTTCACCACGTTCGGGGGTTCGCGCTTTTGTGAACACGGTAATCCTCCCCTACCGCTGCCTTTAACTCGACCACTCTCCGCATTGACGATTTAAGTATCATGGCGGACCGGATTAGCCGACCGTCTTGGGTTTGACAATCAATTCGTCCGCGTGACGTCGCCGCCATGACGATAGCTCATCTACAGCTTCCTACGTCCTCCAGTCCGGTCTCCCGTCTCTTTCTCAGGCTCGGACCTTGGGGCTGGTCTGATAGGCCGACGGGAAGATTGTGCCTTTCTACGTTCTGTCTCAATCTCATCAGCCTTCTCACCACAGGCATCATACTTTTCTGTCACACAGTCTTTACAATCCTCAGGGAACTGGTCAATATCGACCCCAAACTCGTGACCTCGCGGACAATCTCCTTCAACCTTACTCGCCTCTTGTGCAGGCTCTGCCCTACGACCCCTCTGTGGTAGACGCCCCAGGTCTTCCTTCGGCTGTTCCCTCTCAGGAGTGTCCTCCCTCCTTGACCTGGAAGACCGCTCCTCAGGCTCCTCCGCATTCAGGACCTCAGAATCCCTTCCCCTACCCAGACCCTCGGACTTTGCACTGGCGAAAAAGGCATCGTGAATCTCAGCATAGGAAGGGACATAAACAATCTCATCCAGGCAATAAACAGAGTCCAAGGTGCCGTCGTCAATATCGTAATCCCGATCCTCAAACGCATAACCAGAATAGCTGGTATTAGTTTTGCCCGTCCCTGTCCGCGTAAACTGAATGGTCTTTCCCAACTCCTTTTCTGGTAGAGCGAAATGCACTTCTCCCCCACCTCGCGCCTTGTGGGATATAGCCTGAATCTCTTTTTCAAACTGGTAGTGGGATATCGGCCACACCTGAATGCCCTTGTCCTGCTCACCCTTGTCGTAGCACATAATATTGTAAAGACAGTATCGAGTGGGACGCAGTGGGGATATCACCTTCTGGTAATACTCCTCTGCCGTAATACCCGGAGGATTGCCCTCCTCAATCATCTGCTGGCGCTTCTCACAAATGGGACAATCCCCATACAGCCGATGTCCTACATGATACGTAGTCAAGGGACAAACGAAATCTTGATCCGCTGGACCAATGAACCTATGCAGGTATCCCTCCCACCGATAATCCGGCTTCCCGGGCTTGACCTTCGGATCTGGATGTAACCCCCGCTTGTCCTTGTCATCCTTCCCTGCTACGTGGGTCATGTACGGAATGATGTCCAGCAAGTGCAAGCCCTCTCCCGCCCACCAGGTGAGAATTCCCAGTTCCGGCTTCAGAACCGAGGACGCCCGGCTACCTCCCCGATCCTTGGTAGCGTAAGACTCCCTGGCCCTGTTCATCAACTCCTCTGCCATGCTCTTGCGATCATACTTCATTTTTTCTCCCTTCTTTTCCTTTTAGATTTGTTCCCACTTCAACACTCTCTTTGCTGGTCCTATCATTCTCGTCCCCTTTTGGTTTCTCCTTTCTGTAAAATTCTTCCCTCACATGGAACCATGAGCGAGCCGCCCCGAACGAAGCTATTCGGACAAACACGTAGCCCAAGAGCAGAGCAGCCACAATACCTGCCAGGACTTCCAGCAATCGAATTAAAATAGTCCCAAAACATACCACTTCGTTCGGCATTGCCATTCCCCTTACTTTCCCCGTCGCTTCCAGCCCAACCCTATTGATACCAAACCAACTGCGAGAAGAGAGATTGTGACGGGCTCAGGTACTTTTGTCGGTCTCGGCTCGGCAGAATGCGTTGGTCGAAGCAACTGTAACGAGATCTGATCATCGGCATAACCTGTAACAGCGCCAAAGGAAGCCACCAAAACCATGCAACATACAACCAGAAGAACCGTTCCTTTTCTTTTCATATTTACCTCCTTTCAAATTAGCATGGCGGGCTTACTCGCGGCTTCACGGGAGTTACTCTTCCTCCACCGCTTTCGGCCATCTCCCGCTCCTCGAAGTCCCCGAGGCGGGGAAACTTCAGCCTGGGATTTATGGGAGCGCTCGATGATGGGTCTTATCTTATGCCCACCGCCGCCATGCTTTACCATCACAACTTCCTCTTCAACCGAGGACTCCCCTCCAATCCCTTAACCTGTTCCTCGTGCCGAGCTTCCAAAGATAACTCCCTGGCCTTTTCCGGCACATACGGCTTAGCATAATACCCGGCCAGGAATAACTGGGTCAAATTCTCCAAGGACCGCTTCCTCTGATCCAGGGCCTTAACCATCGCGTCCAAGACCTTCGCATCAGTAACCATGTCCAGATAGTCACGCTCGGCCTTCTGCACTTCTTCACTCAGAACCACCTGGCCCTTGACCGCCGACTCCGTAATTTTATCAATTCCATGGCCGTTCGGATCTTTCCGAATGGTATCCTCCACCTCAGCCCTGACGGTGTCCAGACGAACCATAGCTAAGTCCCGATTGCTCTGCGCATCAATCGCCTTCATGGCAGCCTTCAGAAACTTAATGGACTGCTCTTCCCATTCCTCATCCAAAGACATCTTATCGATCTTCAATTCCTTAACAAAATCTCTTTCCATAACCCCCTCCTAATATTATTATAACCCCGTTTCTCCCGTTTTCCCTTCCTCCCTCATAAGTCTAAACCTGTAGTTCATCTCGATCTCCCCTATCTCCCCTTCGCGATGGTAGTAGAAAGAGAACAGCCGATTAGCCTCCAGTCGAATCAAAATGTCCTCCCTACTTTCCGCCGTAGTACATCCAGCCAGGTAAATTTTGATATCTTGCCCTCCCCAACCCTTCCTTTAATCCCCCAAGCAAGGGGCCTAATCTCCCCCAGGACGAGTTATTATTACTCTCCCCTTATAAGTCCCTTACCCTAACCCCTGAACTCGTTAAATGGGGAGGTTTGGAGTTCACTGTGTAACTGCCATATAACAGGATAACGACAAACCCGCTTTTCCTACATACATGTAACTTTCACAAAAATACGTTATTGTCTTCGCTGTCCGATCATCCCCTCTATTCAAGAGAACTGAATTCAGATACCCTAAAACTGCGTACCGAATACTTTCTGGCTCTCCAGTCAACCCTTTCAGAATAGTAGACACTTCTGCCCAGGTAGCCCGACCTCCAACCAAAGCCCTGCACAAATCCAGGACTTTAACGTCATCAACGGTGCAATCTATGATCGCTTGCATTGCTATGTCAGGGTCCACAATATCAATAATCTGATCCAACATGACCAGGGCTTGACGAGGGGATCCATTACACGAATCGGCAATCTTAATCAAAATCGGGGAATCAATCTCCACCCCTTCCTTCCCACAAACATCTCTTAACAATTTCATCTGGCTATGACGGGGAAGGGCTGAAACCTCAAACCGGGAACACCGGGTCTTAATAGTCGTAATTAACTTCTCAGGGTCCGTGGTGCAAAGAATAAAGAACACATGGGACGGAGTATCCTCCAGCAACTTCAGCAGGGCGGCTTGCCCGTCTGGGGTAATTTTGTGACATTCGTCGAGAAGGTAAATCTTTATTCCACCCGAGAAAGCTGCGTACTGACAACCTGACCCAATGTCCCGAATAGTATCAATTCCCCTAACATTCGCTGAATTATACTCATAGAAGTCTTGGTCGGGGCATTCCAGATGACTCTTCATAATTCGGGCCAAAGTAGTTTTTCCACACCCAGACGGACCCGTAAACAGAAATGATCTCGGCATGTCTTCGAGCTTTCGACCTAACATCATTCGGAGGGCGTTTACTACCGACTCATTTCCTACCACTTCGTCCCATTCTTTCGGTCTATACTTTAGATGCAGAGCACCTCTTTGCTCAGTCATCCTCTCCTCCTCCTACTTTCTTTTGGGCATCCCAATTACCATCTACCTCTGAAATCTTCGCTTTAATCTCCAAAGGTACTGTCAGCCAAGCGTGTTCCTCCCGAATCTTTTCGGTCATCATCCACCTGGACATTTCCAAAACATGCTCCTGCTCTTCAGGCCAGAGATCGAAAATAATATCATCATGAATTTGACCAATTAACTTTGTCTTCCATTCTTCCTCCTTTCGTAATTTGTTCAATTCGATGAACGACCAAAGGAGGCAATGAAAAGCCGTTCCCTGTATAGGAGAATTGATTATCTTATTCTTCTCCAGGTAATCACCCCTTCGAAAACCAAAAAACATTTCGACATATCCTTTTCTAGTATAAAAATCCAACATATAGTTCTGCCACTCCCGATGGCCCCTAAATCGCTGCCAAAAGTTTACCTCCACACCCTTGACATGTTCCTCGAAATCAGCAAGGGTTAAGATTCCCTTCCCCTTCAAATGTTCTCGAAGAGATAACCCCCTAAGATCCAATTCCATTGTTAGGGGCCACAAATCTCCAGCAATTGATTTCCAATAACTACCGTATAACTCCGGAAATACGTACCCATTCTTCGTATGAAATCGGATCTTATCACTAACCTGAGACTTCCGTAAAAAGAATAGCTCCAGGGCTTGGTCACTATGAATATCAGTACTGGGGTCCAAAACGTATTTTTCCAACTCTGGGTCTCGGCTAACACAGGCGGCAATGCGGAATTCGAGGCTCGAGAAATCCACCTCCAATAATTTGTACCCAGGGCTTGGGACTATCCCCGTTCGGACTGACTTCTTAGCATCCTCGTCCCGAACGGGAATATTCTGAAAGCTCGGTCCACTAGCACTGGAACGATAAGTACGGGCCGTATGCAAATTAAACGACGGATGGATTTTACCATTAACTACCTCCCTCTGAAACTGTGCCAAATAGGTATCCCGGGTCTTCAATAACTTCCGAAGGCGAACCAAATCATTCGTAAACGGAACACCCAGATGCTCCAAAACATCCTGATCTACCGAAGGGCTACCTTTACCTGTTACTTTCAAAGGGTTAGCCTCAAGCACAGTGTACAACAAATACCGAAGATCTGCAGACGAACCAAGTTTAATTGGCCTATCCATAGCCTTTTGAAATAACTCCGCCTCGCCCCCTTCCAACAGATCCTTTTTAATTTTGTCTATCTCCTTGGTAAGCCTAAACTTTTCCCGCTCATAGTACTTCTCATCCACGGAGATTCCGTCCTGTTCCGCGTCCGCGAAGGCCAAAACTCCCTCGTGAAGTAATTGATAAGCCCCCTTCATTTTCCCACGAAGCCGCTTGGTTTGATCCACCCATAACTCGTGCTCAAGGAATACATCACATCCACAATAGAGGCAGACCTTCTTCCAGTCTGCCTCCGCCAAACTATTGTACCCTTGCTCATCTTCCCTTCCCAAAAAGGGCTTGACGTAGTCACCGTACCCCACCACTCCCCACCGAACGTAGGCCTGATATTTTAACCCCACCACTTCCGACCGACAATCCAAAACATGCTCAGCCAGCATAGTATCCCAGTACCAGTTCTTTACTCCCACCCCAAACTGTTGCCGAGTCCAGCCCTCCTCAAACTTGATGTTATGGGCGATCATCTTTGGGGATCGCCCAAACAACTCACTCAGGAATCCTTTAATGATCTTCAAGTCCGAACCGCTCCACATATTCGGCCAATCAAGAGGAAAAGCAACAGCATCCCCAGCTTGACAAAGACCAACCACCAAAATCTTACCATTCTGTTTGTAAGGGGAAATACAAGTAGTTTCGAAATCTACAACCACAGGGTCTGTCCGGTCGTAGGTACCCTCTATCCAGCTAACCACCTCTCCTACGTCTGACAATACCCGAACATACTCCTCTGGGTCGAAAAACTCTGGAGGGGCCTTATCAACTGAACAACCCTTTGCCCACTTCAAATCCCTCCGGTAGAAAGCCAAGGTATTCTCACCCTTATTACGAACAACAAAGGAGGGGTGAAACAAAGGGAGTAACCGGGTGTTGTACCGAGAGTCCGGAATACACCTACCCCGCCAACGAGATATAGACAAATTATCCGACCAACGGTCCATAAAGAAAGACTCAACTGCAGCCCCACCCACAATCCAGATGGCGGAAGGTTTCAACTCTCCGATAGCCATCTCAACCCGAGACCTACAGCATTTAATCTCCTTGCGAGTTGGGGTTCGATTATCAGGGGGTCGGCAGGAGATCGCATTCATTTTCCAGAAATCCCTATCCAGATCCAAGTCAAGCTCCTTCAACCACCCACGGAAGTATTGCCCCACATTTCCTACAAGCTGAGTGTTTTGACGGTCTTCTTCACTTCCAGGCGCCTCGGCTACAAGCAAAATCCCCAGCCTTCCCTCCCCGGTGTAAGGCATCCGTGGGGACCTACATCCCCGATACAGCCCACAGACCTCACAGGGGTCCCCTTTCGCTACAGAACCCTTCGCCTTACCAGTTACTTGCTCATTTTTGAAAAAGAAGCCTTCAAGAGTCACGCCTACCTCTCTTTCGTCCAGCAGCCTTTGGTTTTTCTGACTCACCAGCCGGCTTCGGAATATGCAGTAACATTACGTGCTTAAACTTCTGTCCAGACTCAAACAGAGCCCGATTGTCCCCCAAAGTCATCGTTGTAGTCTTGGCCAATACCTGAGCGAAGAAGACTGGCTGTACTGCAAACGAAATCTTTCCCCCCTTGTATTCTGGAAAATCAACATCCTTTTCGAGCCACCCTTTCCCCTGAGCAAGTTCACCCCGACAGGTAATATCACCCTCACCCATAGTAACTCGAATTTCTTTATCTGCCTCCTCCCGTCCCTGGGTAGCAATAAACATTTCCTGGACTACTACCCCCAGTTCTTTTGGAAGAGTAAACGTTGACCCATCGACAACCAAGTGCTCACCCATCGCTTCTTCCGGGTATGGGATATCCGAAAGATAAAGACGAGCACTAAATATAGCATCGTTCGCTGTCTTAAAATGAGCCCACGACTCATCCAGACACATACTCTGGATATCGTACTTAACCAAATCCTGAGCAGACGACAGAGGTAGAAGGAAGGACGAGCGAACCCGACCATTCATCTCGTACCTACTAATCCGATTGTTATCAGAGGAAAGAACTCGGTCGGCGTGAACGTAGAGACAGGAGAGATTTTTATGGGTCAAATTTGTGGAGGCCGAAAAAAGACAAAGGAACAACCCCTGAATAAAGTCCTCTGGTATCCGTCTCCAAATCCTGGACTCGTCCTGAGCTCCCAGTTGCTCAATGGTAGACTCCAGAGTACCCGACTCCATAACCTGCAACCCCAAACGAGTCTTCCCAGAAGAGAGTTTCAGTTGTTTATCCTGTAACTCTACCGTAAGGATTTCTTCCTTGACATCGGACAGAACGTCGTAAAACTCCTTTGCAATGACCGAGCATTGAAAGTCCGTTTCAAAAGGATGGCTAACACAAACCCGGTCATTGTAAGTAACCACCCTATCCCCGGTAAAGATGAAATGGGTTGTTTGCTCAACGATCTCTTTTTTGGCCAAACCGGGCTTTACAGCTAACAGAACCTCCAAGAGATCTTTCGTCTTCATTTGTAGGGACACTTTTCGTAGCTCCTTTCTTTGTAAGGAATGATCCATTCTCAACGTACCCTTCCAGATCTATCTCTCTTTGCAGTAGAAAGAAAAACGATAGCAACCTATTTGTTGCTCCAGCTTTGGTCAATGTCACACCTTGATTATCCTCAAGCCACGTTGCAAGATACACTCGCATACGCATTCTCCTTCCTTTCTCACCCGTAAAACACCTAAACAAAGGCTATATCTTAGCCCAGTTGGAACACAATATCGCTCTCCGTCATGTCAATCATCGTCCCACCACCAAGAACCTCATAGCCCATTTCTTCAAGACACTTCTCAATTTTACCTCGCTCTATCAGACTAATAGCAGGCTGAATCGATACATTGTACTCTTGCTTTGCCATTTCCTCTCCCCCTTTTAGTTTACAACAACCCAAACCCTTGACCACCAACTTTCGCTGGTACGAAAGCCCACGGCCATTCGGGAAATGACTTTTCCAGGTCTACAAAATACCTAATATTCAACTCGTCTCTCTTTTTGTAATCGTTAGACAGACCAGGCTCTTCGACGATCTCAATGGTATGGTCCTGAGCATGCCCCCGATTCACAAATCCACTACGATCACCATGCATATTCCGTTGGCTATCCGACTCATCCTTTCCCCACCAGCGTTCACCAGGTTTCAGAACGTAGTTGAGGTCCTCCTTTCTAAGGGCTGACTTCCCCATCGCAAGACCCTTCTCCCGAAAGTATCGCAGGATGACCTCCTGCTCCATCTTTGTCATCGTCTCAAAATGCTGACCCTCATCCTCTAAATTGGTAGATCTCCCTGACACTGCCACCTTCCACGGAGTTGCAGTATAGTCCCATTTCCCCCCACGGTAAGGTGGAACAAAAACAGATCCATACCTTGATGTCATGACCCACGCCGTGGAGTCCACACTGTAAAAGGGGAATTTAACCATTACTTCTACCGCTGTCATACCGAAGCCATGGACTCTGTTCTTAGGAAGGTACCCATTAGACGCTGGGCACACCTTTGTAAAAATCCTTTCATAAAACTCATGTCTAACGGGCCCTGCCCTCAAAGCCATACCACCCAATCCGAAGTACTCATACGCCATAGCCATCTCCAAGTACTTATCAGGCTCTCCGATATGGTACACAGGCATCGGATGTAATCCAGCACCCTCCATCTTTCTTTGGTTATCCCAAGTCTTCTCAGGATCATCAATACTATCCATATTGATGTATACGTCAATTAGATGTTCATGCTGCTTAATAAACTCGATGTAAGCCTCTACCGAAAGTTCCTCACCCTTTGCCCACGCCGAGTACGCACCCGAGTCCAACATCAGACATACCTTACGATCTTTCATAGTAATCTCCTCTTCTCCAGAATTACATACAACCGATCTGCAGTATCCCGAAAATATCTACAGATAACAAAACCCACCCTACAAAATGATTCAACCGCTACTCTCGTCAGGACACAGGTATGTTCCCAGTGATGGAACATGGCTTCAGGGGCCCTAAAACTATCCCCGTTATTTGTAGCAATGAATAAACGACCTCCCTCCTCCAGAATGGACCAAATCCCCTGAAGAGCTCCAACTACATCGTTCAAATGTTCTATCACATCAATCAAAAATACATTAGAAAATCTCCCCGAGAACCTTGGGACAGAAAACGCCTCTTCGATAGGGGCAATAAACTTATCTATGTCACGAAATCCATACTCAGGACGCAACATATCCTTTAGCTCTGAATAGTAGACCCAATACGATGACGGAATGGCCCTCCTGATCAAAATGGTCATATCCCCATCAGACGCTCCAAACTCAATAGTGTGGCCATCAAGAACATAGTCGGAAAACCATTCAAACTTTGACCGCTGATGCAACTTTAACTCATCGTCCCCAACAAACCAATAATTCGAGCTAAAGTACTTATTCAGATCAACCGAAGAGCCTCGGAACAAACAACCACAAACCTCACACTTATACACATCCTGAGTGTAAATCAACTCCTCACAATTTGGTGACTCACAAATCTTACACTTCATGGAAAAGCCCTTCCTTGATCGCGCAAAACTTAATCGCCTTCTCTGCGTTTTTCACTACGTCCATATCCACAAACCTCCCTAACTCGGTAGGATCTATACGCCCCCGGAAGTTAGGTAGATAATGACAATATTGAGCGTAAATCATAAACATAGTAATTTTCGATATCAGTGGCACATTGCATAAACACTTTCCACATGCCGGGCAGACCATAATCCCACAACATTTGCACTCCAATGTTCCAAGTGGGATGCCCTGTCCACAAAAGAAACAAGGGTGAACTTCATCCGAGGCAATTGTCCCATGTTGAAATCTCCAGCATGAATGGCTCATCTTGTAGTCAAGGTATTGAAGCATCTGGCCATCCACAGCGGGCAGACTTCGATCGTCAATGTAAACACTTGCACAAGGTTTTCCCAACACCAATCTATCAAACGGAACGCCATTCTCCCGTAGCCACCTCACGGTCTTCCCCTGATCTTCTGAGAATCGAGACGAATGCAAAATAATATGATGACCTTCCTCCCATAACTTACAAATATTGCCGATAGCTACCTTGTCTGGCGTCCTGGATTCATAGTCATGGCCGTCAACTTCCAGAGTTAATGTACCATCTATATCAATTACAAAATTCATACCCATCCAACTCCCTTATGATTGCATTGTTTCGGCTATCCACATATTTCCCCTGAACTGCCGCTTCGTAGTACTCCTTCATTAACTCCTGGTTATAAAACTCCATCTCGAACCCATTGGATCTTAACGCAATAAACTTCCTAAAACAACTTGGACACCTTCCACAGTAATTCCCAGGGGAAGGGTCATAACAGGACACAGTATTCAGTAGCCCCTCCCTTCCAACATTCTCGACATACCATCGTACTACATCCTCCTTTGTCATCTGCCAAAACGGACTAAATACTTCAACTGACTTTCCCTCCATCTTCGAAAGAATCTTCGTAAACTCCTGGAAGATTGCCTCATTCTTATCGGACACATCATCATCCTTTACCCCGGCAATACAGATCCTATCCCCGTACTTGTAGGCCAGCATGGCGAGGTAAAGGTTTCGAAATGGAATGTAAGCCTTAGAACCTATCTGTCGATCCCCAAGTTGAAGGGATCTATCAATAATAGTAGAAGGAATAAGTTCCTGTACTACCTTTAACTCTTTCTCAGTGTAGGGAGTCCCCAAATCAAAGTACACCGTTTGGGGGTGCCCCAAAAAATGCCAGGCTACGTAGCTATCAATTCCACCCGAAAAGAGGACAATTATCGACTCACCCATATATTGACCCCTCCTTTAGAAAATAACTTGTCCTGGGCCAAGTCTGACCCCTTGTTAACCAAATTTTACCCCTGGCCAGACTCCCCTTTTGTATGAACGTAATCGGAGAAGGGTAATTCACCCCGTTTTATCAGATGCGCATCAAAATGAGTGTTCCAGGCACAGCCGGGGCACTTCTCCTGTACCACAGGCTTCCATGTCTTACAAAACTTCTTCCAGTTCTTCGCCAGGTCCATAACGTTAAGGTCCAAAACCCCCGGAATAAAAAAATCGTCACAAGGCTGGACTATTCCTGTACAATCAACTGTCACCCAGGCGGGGAAGTTATCTTCGTTAGCACAATTCCAGTTGTACTTAAACAAAAGCTCCCCACCATTCTGTACCAGTCTACCAATAAACTGACTACTGGTATGGCAAAGGTATCCCTGGTTTTTCAACTCAAGTAGCTCTCTAAAAACTTTCACAAGGCCCAGTATATCGTCTGGACCAAATAACAACTCGTCAATCCCAGGGTAGTTCTTACATTTTGTGCCCGGTTGTCCCCGGTCTGCATGGATCAAATCAAAGAATGTCCAGATTCCCTCCTTGGTAAAATCTCGAACCATATCAGGAAGGGCCTCGTAATTTTTCCTATTCAATGTTGCGATCGCTGCAACATCTCTGATCGAACCAAAACTACGAAAGTACTTCAAACCATTCAGAGCCCTCATCATCTTAGTACGACTAAATTTATCCAACTCAACCATATCAAAACTCATGGATAATGACTTAGCCCCCTTCCTACGAAGACTACCCAGCTTTTGAAAAAAGTTATCAGTAACCCCGGAAGTAATCACCGTAGTATGAATCCCCACTTTTTCAGCGTATCCCACCACAGTGGGCAATTTGGCAAACTCCTCCAGGGGCTCCGCTCCGTAAAAGGCTATAAACCCACAGCCTAACTCCTTCAGATTGTCAATTCCCCTCTTCCAGTCGATAGCCAACAGGACGTTTCGACGACCATCTGCCATACCACAATATGAACAGTGTAGCTTACAAACCCGACTCCATAAGATCTCAGCTTTTACGATTTCCATGTCACCGCCCTCCCTCCACCACCGAGAGATTAATCAGTGACAATCCCTCACTCCTGGTTCTTAAGTCCTCTTTGAAAGAGCCCCACACAGCAGACGACACCATACCAGCATTATCATATTGATGCACACCACGACAGGTCATGCACCCATGGATCGCCCTCATAATCAGCATGGCTCCCAACGGTTGCACCAACTCTACAAACCGAGTAACGATCTGATGACATAGATTTTCCTGTAATTGTGGTCTCGAAGAGTAATGATCGATAAGACGGGCTACTTTGGAAGCTCCGACAAGGCTGGAAGATGGAATGTAAAGAAACCAGGCTCTACCAAAAAATGGTAAGAAGTGGTGGGCGCATATAGAAACGAACCGAATGTTATCAAGCATGACGATCTCATCTACACCCTCTGAGTTGGGAAAAACGGCCAGGTCCTCTTTCTCGAACTCCTTCCCCACACCCTTAAAAAATTCGTTGCAATACATCTTCGCAATCCGGACTGGAGTTTGACAAAGATTAGGATCACTCAAATCCAGCCCCAGTCCCTGGACCATCATATCCCGAACGAGGGCGGTAACAGTTACCAGATCCATACTACCTCCTATCATGAGCTGACAAAAATACTAAGACCCTGGCCATATTAACCAGGGTCTTAGTCGAACCACCAACCAAACGACCAGAGTTACGCCTTTACTACTACTATCCCATCAGCCCCCCTTGTAATACCCAGGCTCAGATCGTTCTTCAGATGGGCCAGATGGCCTTTTACCCTACCGGTTTTGACACCCAGGGCCTTGGCAACATCCTCGACCGTAGCACCAACCGCAAACATCTCATCCATCTTGCCACCGTCTGACGTCGCCCGATGACCAAACACGCTCAACCCAGCCTTCTCCTTCTTGGCCTTGGGCTCCTTCTTGGCCTTGGGCTCCTTCTTGGCCTTGGGCTCCTTCGCAGGCTTGGTAGTAACCTCACCCCCCTGCAACTGAGACAACTTGTCCTGATGACGAGCCTCCTCCTCATCCACCAGGGTATTCTGTACCTCCACCAACAGCTCGTAATTCTTCGTTTCCCCCGCCTTGTCCTCCTTCTTAATAGACTTCAGCACCCCTTCGTCCAGCTCATCGATGGTCTTCAGGAACGTGGCCTCCAACGCATCCTGCTTCAGGAAAAATCCAATCTTCTTTTCCTTGGGCAACTTCTCGTTGAGTACCTTCACTGCTGCTAATACCCGACTTCTTACCATCTTTCTCCTCCTTAACAGGACGTTTTGGTTTAGGACTATTACCCACTCTAATTCTATTATAACCCTTTTTCTTCAATTCCCCTAAGAAAAGTTGTAAAAATTGCAAACTTTTTTACAACCCCCTTAGAATCAACTATTTAGTACTCCTGCCCTACTCTGGCCGCTGGCCATATATATTTGTGGATCTGAAGGTTCAGAGCAAAATGCCATGCTCGATTATTCTGAACCCACTTAACTACCTCCGCCGGACCCCACCCAGGAATTCCCATGACCGGACTCAGAGCAAAGCGAGCTTGACATCTCTCCATTAGTTTCTCAGCCCAGAACATTGCCTCTCCACACTCACTTTCGGAACCTACTATAAATTTGACCCAGTCAAACTTCCTCAGCCCTTCATACCTATCAATCTGTCTCAGCTGTTCTGTCGGCCTTCCCGAGGACGCCATTTTCCAGTCAACTACCCATGACCCAACCTCTTTCCGAAAATATTCCTGAAGACCCCAACCAACACGGGGAAGGTCAACAAGCCCACTGGTTTCAACGGAAACACTAAATATTAAACCCCCCAATCGTTTGATTAGCTCCACGAACCCATCCATCTGAAGTAAGGGCTCTCCCCCGGTTATTGTTATCCTCGGACATCCTATTCGCTGAATCTCTTGTACAATTTCCTCCGCCGTCATTTCCTTAACCAAAGGGGCATCCATTCGTTGGCTCCAAGGAGTGTCACATAGAATGCAATATGGAGAAACACACCCGGCGAAACGAATAAATGTAGTGGGCGTGCCTTGTCCCCAACGATTTACCTCACCATCAATAGAATTGAATATGCCAACCACTCTGACCTTCTCACTCATCGCAACAGGCTCCTCTCTTCGTTGGTGAACTGAATGCCCGCCCTATCTGCCAGATTCACAAGAAGGCACAGGGAAATTCCGCAATCCCCAAAGTTACAGTGCTGCTTATGAAATGCGACTTCCCTCAAGAAATTTTCCTTCAATTCCTGCAACATAGCGGAAGTATCGAGGACCTTGTCAACTACACCACATCCAATCACTGGCTGCCGCTCCCTATTCCCTGCCCTAAAGCCCTCCTTGAAAGCATCTGCACAGAGCCCCATCTGACTATCAATATAAGCAGCAACCATCATCTCACAGTTACTGCAAAGACCAAGACCTGTCCCCTCGGAACCCCGGACATACAAGTTGACCATCCGAAGACTTACTCCTTCTTTTTGGCATATGGCACACTTGCTCATCACTTCCTCCTCTCAACGACTCAATCTGGAATCCGCCTTGCCTCTGCATCCAACGAGACAAATTTCCCAAGGGCTGCCCCACAAACTTCTTAACAATTGGTGGGGCCTCTTGTATCAACCTGGACTTTCTGGACACCGTTACGCATACTGTCATACTATTGGAGGAAACCCAAAAATCATCCGTCCAGGGATTCACATTTTACCTCCGCCATACACATATCGCATCTTTCCGACCCACCCTTGGTAGTGCACTCATCCCTACCGTCATTCTCTTCCAAGAGAATTCGGCCACACGCACAGCAGACCCACTGAATCATTCTTCCGCCCGCCACGTAGCAAAGGATTCAATGTTATCTGACAACACCGACAACATTCCTTCCTTCGTTAAGGATGCCTCACTTGTAGGAGTTTCCCATAAGTCAATCCTCTCTATCCCTTTCAAATGGGCATCAAACATCAACACCTCCCACACTCTAATTAAGATGTTCTCCGCAGTAGGATTATCAATGTAGTCGTTCAGATAAGAGTGGTCAAGTGATGATATAACATATTCATTCACAACATTCTTCAGAACGGAAAAATCAAGGACCATGCCGGTTTTCTTATCCACTCTCTTCTTAATAGACACCACTAATGACCATTCGTGCCCATGCAAATCACTGCAAGACCCCTCATAATCAGGTAATCTATGAGCGGCAGCAAAAGAGAATATTTTCCCTATCGTAATGAATGGCTGTTTTTGCAAGGAGTAATGAAAGTGGCCATGACAACCAACACAAAGGGGCTCAAGATTCGAGGGAAGAAAATTACTACTATCTTCATCAATATGATGAACATTTATTTTCTTACCCGACCCACATCTTCTACACACTGTAATGTCCTCGTACTGAGATAAAAACTCTTTGTACTGATTTTTAGCCAAAAACAAAGGGGTGTGATTTTCAGGTTTGAACAGGGGACTTAATGCCCCCCTCATCCCTACCATTCCATTTATCCGTTTCTCATACACCCCTTCGTCCCAACGAGACTTGACTGCTTTGGAAATCCTCTCTCTCACATCCTTTCTCTTTGTCGCGTTCCCCTCCCCTCTGTTAAAACGGGACGCCCCACCAAATTTCAATCCATATTCCCTTACTTTCTCGTTGAGGTACGTAAGACTTTTGCGTCCAAGTTTATCTGCTATCTGCCTCTGAGTCAACCCTTCTTCTATATACTTTTGTAGCTCACTCTTGGTAACTTGCAAAAGAATCTTTCTACTCACCATATGTCTCCTTTCCCTCATGCTCTGGCAACCGATGAGCGTATTCAAATCGAAAGATCCTTGTCACTGTTAACACTATTGCCTCCTCTACCACATCTTTGATAGAAACGTAACCACAAAGAACAGCACAACAAACAGAGTTATCAAGCACCAGGCTTTCTGCATCTTCCCTCCTACTCCTATTATAGCCCCTTTTCTCCCAATCCCCTACTCAACTTCCTCTTCCCGACCCCTAATCCTCTTGGCCCACGTAGAAGAGAAGTTCAGCCACTCAGAATCCAAAATCATACTGCACACATCCAACTGCTGTAAAACCAAACATTCCCGACCCGTATCGAACTCATCCTCTCGTTTCTTTACCATTCCCATACGGGCCACCAGAGAGCGCTTCTCCCCTTCCAACTGGTTTATCGTAATCAAATCATCCACATGCTGCGGAATGCCCCAATTGTCCGCTACATCAATCTGGGCAAGGCTCCGTCTCGTGGCACCTCTTCTGTTAGACTGAGTGGGCGCCAAGACTACGCAGTGTTTTACCCCGCTCAAAACTTTCATGCGCTGCCAGATATCGTCCAGACGTTCTCGACGATCATCTGACTTGAATTCGGATGCCATAATCGCGGGGTAATCCACAATGAGAACATCAGTGACAAAACCATCATCCTCCAAGCAATTCATATAATTTTCTACTTGGGTCAAAGTAAGCCGGGCTTGGCACAAGATATGCAACCGACCCTTCAATCCTCCGTAGTGAATTTCAGATCCACGTAAAAACTGTTGAATGGAAATCTTATCCACCTTCTGGACTTTTTTCTCATACCACCATAACCCCGGATCGAAGTCCCCTCTGACTTCCTCCCTACAAGCAGTGCACGGGACATACCGAGAATTCGAGTAGAAGCTGGAGATATTTGTGGGAGTCCCCTTCAGCTTTATGGTATTTCTTCTTCGATCCAACGAACAACTATTTGTCTGATTCCCCTGACAATCAAAAATCGGATAAAGTAACGTCTCTCCTTTCTGGAAAGTAGGTTTCACCCTGCCCGTAAGCCTACGATAAAACCTCATACCCAGCAACCGCTCCCCCATCTCCAAGGAGAAGTACAAGACATTCAATCCTTTCGTGGCTGCTACCATCCCCAACTCCTGCACAATAAAACTCTTACCCCTACCTGTTGCCCCCATCACCCCGACCAGAGTATTCCGCAACAAAGGTCCGACCATCTCCCCTACTGCCCCCGGAAGAGAAAATAGTTCGTCCCCTACCCGACCCTCCTCCGACAGCAATCTATCCACAGTATCTGAATCAAACAAATCTACTACAGGCAGAGAGCGTCTTTCAATTTGCCGATATTCCAGGGTAGCCTGTTCCGCCTCATCTGCTTTGCCCTCAGACAGCAGCACCTCTATTTGATCCTTCAGAATACCAAGAGACCGCTCCTTGACGAAATTTATCGTCTGGTCGAGAAGATATTCAGCATTGAAAGATTCCGCCCGCTCATACTCGGAGGATAGTCGAGCCAGGAAGTCCTCAGTCAGACTGATGATCTCCGGGGTCATCCGCTTCTTATGCTGCTCGTATAGATCCTGAATATGACGACCAGGAGCTACTTTATACTTTCTAAAATACTGTAAGCACCAGCGCGCTACCGGGCGACAATGCTCCGCTTGGAAATGTTCCAGGGAAATAAGCTGAGTCGCCTGTTTGGAATAGTTTGTAGAAACGATCAAGCCTGTCAGTACTTTTTCTTCCATCCTATTGTCTATGCGACGACGAGTAATTTGCAATTCTCTCTCCTATTCTTGCCCTTTTCTGCCCCAAAGAGGAATTTCCCTCCCCAACCCTCTCCTTAACCCCTCCTTAAAGGGGCCTAACGACCCCAAGGACGAGTTATTATTACTCTCCCCTTATAAGTCCCTTACCCTAACCCCTGAACATGTTAAATGGGGTGTTTTGGAGTTTTACCAATTACCATCAATCATACTCCTCTGCTTCCTCTGTCCCATAGCCCAACATATAATCCAGTTGATCTTTAGGCTTGCCCTGTCGATCCTTGGGTGTTCTCACCACCTTGATGTCAAATGCTCTTGGAACCCGCAACTCCCACGTATAACTCGTACACAGCCAGGCAGGCGTAAATACATGTCCCGTCTCCTTTTCATCCTGGCGTATAGCATGAAAAACGCTATCCACTAACTCATCCGGGGACGACCACCCCTTGATAAAGCAATAGCGCATGAAAAACTTTACCAACCTCTCTGCTCCCAAGCGACAGCAGTTAATGTCTTTGTTAGATAGTTCCTCCTCCTTCTTCTTGCGCTTATCACAGAATGCAAGGAACCGAGCAGAGATATCTGGAAACTTGTCCTCGATAAGAGGGACCCCTTTATAGGACAATTCTGCAGGAGCTTTCAAATATCTTAGAAATAGACTTGCTATCTCTCCCTCCCACCGGGGATTGTAAAAAAAGTTACACAAAGAAGTTCCACGATAGGTCTTCTTCAGGGAACCGGTCGGAGAGTAGGACTCATCCAGAGCAGCCAGGGAAAACTCGTACATAGATTGACAGATCTCTTCCGGGGTAAACACCTTACTGTTTAACTCGGGCAGCTTAGAACAGACAAACTCCCCTGATAGGAGATGTCGTATGGCTTTAGCTGACTGGGCAAATACATTAGTGGATGGTTTATGATGAACAAGACCTAAACCATTCCAGTGGTCAACGATCTGCTGAACAATAGGAGATACCCGAATAGGAGATCTTTCCTTTCTATGGGAGGGTAGACCATTCTTACGAAGAGACTCTCGGGGCGATAGGTCTTCTTTCATAGGAGCACTGCCTTTCTGAAGATCTAAACGTTTTGATAAAGGACCACCACCTGGTGGTCCTTCTCCCTGCTGCTTTCCTAAGCAGCAGGCATTACCCTTATTACTATCATTATACTTTATATCATTAGACTTTATATCATTAGACTTTATATCATTAGACTTTATATCATTATACTTTATATCATTATACTTTATATCATTAGACTTTATATCATTAGACTTTATATCATTAGACTTTATATCATTAGACTTTATATCATTACTCTTCTCTTGTTGTTTTGTGAAATCCTTATACTTTTCTTTCTTAAGAAAAGGATCTCCTATTCTTATAGGATTCTTATCTCCTTCTCCTATTCTTATAGGATTCTTAATACCTAAGGTTATCCCCTTATAAGGGAAGGACCTTATAAGGACATAGACATCTATGCTGTTATCTTCTGGACCCAGGCAATCTTTGAACGATTGCATATGTGTCTCTTCGTCTATCCAGCGGCATAAAAATAAATCAGACCCTATTACCCATCCAGACTTGTCTTTCTTCCTTTGGTACTCTATAAGCCCCAACCATCTTAGCATGCGCATAATTTTAGTAACGGTAACCTGATCCAATCCAGAATAGGCTGTACAAGTTTGGGTAAGGTTTCGAAGTTGACTATTACTACTGAATCTTCGTTCACTAAAGTCAGAGTCTATCTCGCAAAGCGCAAAATAGACATCCCGAAACCTACGATTCCATTTCTTCTCAAAAACTTTTCTAAAGAACCTCGGTATCCTTTTATCAGCCCATAGATGGGCAACATCCCTGTGGCGCTCGCTTACCTTCTCCATTTTTAACTTATCCCTCTTGTTTTATACCGTGATCGTGGTAGGAATTTAATACAGTTAACATCCACTTTAGGTTGAGTCTATAGTGGTGGACTATTCGAAAATCAAAGCTTGTGGTCTTATCTGTTTGAATCCTTTTCCTCTTGAAGTCTATTAGATCTGCCTCCTTCAATTTCTTTCTGGCCAACTGTATCTGTGTTAATGACAAAAATGGCATGTCACTTTGTACAGCTTCGTCCGTCCTCCAAAAGTAACCTTCTTTATCTAATTCGTCACAGGAAAAAAGAAGCTTACCTTCGAGATAGGAGAGAAGGTACGCAGCGTTAATGCCTACAAGCAGAGCTATCCCCGGATAAATCTTTTGCCAGGCGAACCCATGCTTTTCGTTTTTTAGTCGGACGAGTTTCAAGTTTTCTTTCACATCATACTCTTTCTTATCGGCAAGAGCCCCCTTACCTCTCATCTCTTATTCTCCGGAAGAAGGGCGAAAAACAGGTTGTGTATAAACACCCTCTCCTCGGCATACTCGGTGTACCACGCCTGGTATTCTTTCCAGCATTCAGGCCCTCCTCCACCATCATGAAAATAGTGGGTGTTATCTTCTAAATCCTTTTTCTCTCTGAACTTAGTATTTACTGGAGTCCCACACCAAGAGCATTCTCTGCTTATCATAACGACCCCTATCGTGATTTAGCCACATTCTGAGCAAGCTGTCCTCTGGATTTTTTCCATTCCCGCTCCGCAGTCTCCAGGACGATCATTGCCACTACCAGGAGAAATAGCAGACTTGACATTACTATGTTCCAAATCCACAGTACTTTCATCATATACCTCCCTCAAGGCTTTTCCAATAGCATCGGCACAAGACAGAGTCTTCTGTGCACCAAAACCCGCTGGCAAATGGCAGCGAATGCCCACCAACTGTAACACTAACTTATGGATGTCTAAACCTCCCCGCAGCCAGCCCGAGGCCAGACGGGCTACTGCTTCTGTCTGAGCAGAGGCACAACCCCCGGCCTTGCCCAATCGAGCAAATATCTCATACGGCTTTTCCTCTTTGAAATTGATCGTAATGAATAGGGGACCACATCCTGTTATTACCTTGATGGTACGACCGGGAAGCATTGGAAATTTCCATTCACTCAATGGGGTTCCCCCGAACTGATGAGACAGTGCTGACAAATATATTTTCCAGCCCCACCAGCACCTGCATGATTCTGAGCCCTAACAAACCTCAGGTGATTAACCACAGCCCAGTGGGGCATCTTGAACCTCTGAGATTCACAACGTAGGATCATTGGACCTTGTGGTCCCCGCATCATAGACCAACTGAAGTGAGTCCGATTTGGTTCTATTTCCTGTCCTCCTATGCAAGTATAACCCGGTTTCTCAAATTGCCCCCTAACCCTACCCTAAACTACCCCAAGCAAGGGGTCAAATCTCCCCCAGGACACGTTTTCTTTCCTATCCCCTTATAAGTCCATTACCTTCCCCACTAAACATGTCCTGGGGGAGATTAGACCCCTTGCTTGGGGAGTCTTTTGTAATCCCTTGAAAACAAAGGACTAACCAATGCTCGCCTCTTTCAGAAGCAAGCGAATTCGATCATCCAGCATAGAGCCTTTCTCTGTTCTCAGATTAAGATCAACCGCATCCCTTACACCTTCCAATACAACAAAAGCATTTTCTGCCCACCTTATTGTGGCTCGTATCTCATCGAATACGGCACTGTTCTCGAAGTCTCTTCCGTTTAACAAATCAAACCCCTTTACGGTCATCATAGCCCAAGCTCCTTTCTTAGTATTACTACACTCTCTGGTAGCATGTTATGAGGACTGGCCTCGTCAAGCTCCAGCACCTCAACCATAGGGATGAAACCAGCCAGGAAGTGCGCAAGCTTGTGGGCTTTCCTCGTGGCCAGAGGCTCCCCATCAAACATAACATAAATCTCTTTCAATCCCCTATTCACAATCTTACAAACTTGATGTAATGTCCATTCCATTCCCAGCAACGCTACAGACCCCGGACCCATCCTCCACACATCCATAGGACCCTCTACCACAACAGCCTTGTCCTTTACCTCATCTATACCGTAGAGGCATCGCTTGGCTGGGATAACGGCTTGATCATTATGGCAATGTTTGTACTTTGGCACCATCCCATCAATAACGGCCCGCCCTGAGTAATTGACCAATAGTTTATCCTGGTAGATGGGAATGATAATGCGGAACTTGAACTCCCCCATTTCCCAACAGGCCTGCAGACTGTAGCGACTAATAATCTCTTCCGGATCAAATCCCTTGTTCTTGAGAAACCACCAATGATGATCCAGAAATTGACTCACGGCTTCCGGCGGAAGGTGAAACTCCTTTTGAACTATCTTCTTAGCGGGACTGAATGGTTCGGCAACAGGGAGGACCCCGAGTCGAAATTGTTTAATGATCCCCTCAGCGTCTCCCCAGGAACATTTTTCCCATCCCTTAACCAACTCCAGGATTGAACCCTTGTGTCCGCAACGCCAGCAGTTAGTCCTTTTGGATTTGAGATTCACTCCAAGATGGGCCGAAGGATCGTCCCCACAATAAGGACAATTTAGTTCGATCCAGCCGCTCCCTACATTCTTGCCTTGAGTTAGGTAAGGGACGTCCTTTTCCTGAAGGTAGGAGACGACATCGAATAGTTCAAGGGAGAGTTTCATTTCAGCGCTCCCTTGTTTCAAGTAAATCTGTATCTATCCCTTTAACATCTGCTAACCATTCGGGGACCCAGATTACAGACTCAGTCAAATTTAGCTGACACCTACTTTTTGGAAACCAGATCTCTTCCCCTCCACAAAGCACCAGCCAGGCCTTAGTGGTCTCTGATAGTACAGTAGTGACAGGAAGCTTGGCTTCCCTTGTGGGTTCATACTCATCATAGTTATTGATGTCAGCCTCGGCGCCTACAGTAATAGCATCGTAGAAATCCTCTTCCCAATCATCGTGCCAGCCCATTTTTCACTTCCTCCCCATAACTCGATTCTTGGGCAATACCGGGTTATCCAACCGCAATTGTCCCTTGCCTAAACATTTGCTACAAATGTCGTAAGCCTTGGAATGAGGATTTCGAACGTAACCTACTTCATCAAACCCATACGAGGACGATAAGAACGAATCCAAAACAAGGAAGTTCCAGAAACCTTTGCTCCACCGAGAAGGTCCCGGTTTCCCATGAGGATTGCATATATAACAAGGAACTGGACGAGGAGTCTTGGGATATGGACTTAGGATTGTCCCTGTGTAGAACTCCTTTCTGGAATTCCTCAAATCGAATTTCCCTGTCCCTCCACACTTCCTGCAGTTTACCTTCCTGGTTTGATCCAACCACTTGGGATCAGTGAATTTCCCAGTTCCTTTGCAAGCTCGACAAGGAACAATAAAGCTCCAGCCCTCTCCCTCGCAATTGCTGCAAATCACCAGCTTCTCTGCCACTTCTTCGTTGTATCCTCTTCCCTCACATTTCTCACAGGAACGGCTATTGTGCAAGGGGTTTTCCAAACCTCTGCCAAGGTCGGCAAGGGGAGTTCCATCTATCGTTTGAAGAATAGTCTCGTCACGACCATTGTCGTCCACAGCTATCTCTGACAAAATCGCGCAACATTCCATTAGCTTCCTGAACTTTTTGCTGTCTCCCCCATGGTCCGGGTGAAGATGGATGACCATCTCCCGAAACCTTGCCTTCAAATAAGACCGAAGCGGGGGAAAATCCTGCGAATATTGAATGTCCATAAACTCTGCAGCCTGATTTACTGAAATGGTTGGTTTTCCCATTTCTCTTCCCCTTTCAAGATGGTTTAGACGCCCACTATGGTTTGCTTCTCCTTCCTACTCTAATTATATACCTTTTTCTCTCAACTCCCTAAATCCATCCATTCTCGACATAGATAGAAATCCGTTGGATAGCATGCTCGCTCAAATATTTGTATGGGTCCAAGAAGTCTACTATAAGCACTTCCTGCTTGCTGTTAGTAGTCCTCAATCCTCGACCAATAGACTGGAGGGTGAAAATCTCACTCTTGCCTCCAGCAGCGTTGATGACACAATCAAGAGAAGGGACATTCACACCCTCTCTCCAAGTAGCTGTTGCAATAACACAGTTGACTCTTTTCTGCTGAAAAGCCTCTTGAATCTGAACTCGCATCTCCCTCTCGGTAGAGCCCCTGACGAACAGGGAGGCTATCCCAGACTCAGCCAGACTATCCATTAGAAGAGTGCCATGCTCAATTTTGGTCACGAGAATTAGAACGGACTTTTCCTTGTTAACCAATCCTCTGGTGGTCCTCGTAATGATTCTATTTCGGGACTCATTCCTGACAATACAAGTATCATAGATATCAGAGTATTTACGAAGGTCCACTATATCGATGGACTTGGGAACTCTCATAAGCTGTATCCGAGGCATAGCCAAAATCCCCAGGTCAACCCCATCTTCCACTGAAAACTTCCCTATTACTGGACCCAGAAAAGATTCCATGGCCAGGACTGATTCCTCTGCGGTAGGAACCGTTGCTGTTAACCCTATGCGAATGGGACAGAGAAGTTTAGAAAGAATCTCTGCATAGGTGACTTTGAGGGAAGAAACGTGGTGAGCTTCATCCACTATTACAATTTGAAATAGCGTGTCCAAGCCCTTGACTTTAACCTTCTTGAATGACTGATGGGTGGCCACTACCACATTTCCAGATAAATCAGCCTTACCTTCCACCACCGTAGACACTAACAACCCCTGATCCCGAAACATTTTAGCAGTCTGATCGATAAGGGTCTTAGTGTGACAGAGGAAGAGGGTCTTGGCCTTAGGATAGCACTTAATCAGACCGGCAGCCAGGGCTGTCTTTCCAGACCCCGTAGGAGCTTGGATAACGCCCCGAGCCTGCGTAATGGCCTTTCGAATCAAATCCAGTTGGTCCTGGCGAAGATCAAATCCGTTCATCTTAGGCGGTGGGAAAAATAGAGGACGAAGGTTGATCCATAGCTTCTCGAACGACTTCTCTGTCAGAGCTAAAGCTATATTCTCCCTTTTACAATATTCTTGGACCCGAGGAACCAGTCCCGTCCAGAAAACCCCCTTATGAATCAATTTCTTGACATAGGATTTCCTTTCCTTCCGGTAGGGTCCCTGCTTGTAATAGACAGAGGTAAACGACAGACAGCCGTCGATTAACTCTTTCCCTTCATCGACTCGCGTTAGTATCGGATCTAATATCGTTATGGATACTTTCATTATCGAAACCTGCTCTTAGATACGGTATCTTCTGTCTTGATGGTCCCGTGAACTTGATACACCATCCATTCTCCTGCCGGGGAAAGGGTTGCAAAATAATTGGCCTTCGAGGCAAGTGCGTGAGTGACCCGAATTTCGTCCGCCAAGCCAGGAGGAAACTCTCCCGGAACAAATCGGACAAACCGGCAGTTCTCACAAGGGAATCCTGTTTTCTTGTGGCCAGTTAAAGCCTGCTCACACTGCCAGGTCCACAATCCCCCAGCTACTTTCAGACTCGTTCTGCGAGCATCGTACTCAAGACTATCTGACTCTATGCGTCCGTCAGCAAATACAATCCTCCCTCCTCTAATAAGGACCGTGTCAAAAATTTTGACCGGCTCGGGTTGGGCTTCCCCATTCCCCCCATCAAGGGCTAATCTGCGTCTTTTCAGGTCCATTCCTTTGTCCCTCCTATACCCCTATTATAACCCTTTTTCTCCTGTTTCCTTGTTAATCAAGGGCGTTTTCTCCTGGGGGAATCCTTGTAACCTATTGAATATAAAGAGGGGAGTAAAATAATTCCTATATTTTTCCCTTGTTTTCTTAGGGAAAAGGGGTTATAATATATTTGTAATAGGATAGAAAGGAAGTGGTTGATACGAATTCAAGTTGGTTATTCCAGGACCCAGGCAAAGTTTCTCCAGAAGCTCGAAGAGACGGAAGAAGAAAATCTGTAGAATCTGGCACTGACAGAGAAGATACAGCAACATCTGATGCGCCCTATGTAGTTTACGCCCTACTTGACCCGAGAGACAGAACACCATTTTATGTAGGTCAAGGCGATCAAGTTCGACCGCGGTCAAGTTCGAAGGAGGAAAACAATACTCTAAGAGGCCAACGAATTTCAGAGCTTTACTACCTCAGTTTAGAACCCACAATCAAACTTCTTGAAGAGTGTTCAACTCAAAAAGAGTCGTGGGAATGGGAAATGTTTTGGATTGACTTTATTGGCAGAAAGGATCTCGGTAAGGGTCCCCTTCTAAACATGTCAGATGGTGGGAATGGTGTAGGGAAAAATAGATCCAAGGACCTTAATCCTAAGAAAAGAACTGAATCCAAAGGAATATTCACCGCCACCTACTTGCCCGAAGAGGTGTTTAATAAGTTAAAAGTACAGGCTAAGAAAGAAGGCCGCTTCGTATCCGGACAAATTCGGCACTACATTTTGCAAGGTTTACAAGGGTTTTCAAGCCTACAACACCCCGTAAGGGCACATAAAAAAATATCCTTGTTTTATTAAGATTTCTCTTGATTTCCATAAAAAAACATATATAATAATAATGTAAGGTGGAGATAGGAGGGAGTGGAAGTGGGAGTCCTAAACAATTTAACCAAGGGGAAAAGGGAAATGAGAACCAAACCCAGTTATATTGTGGAAGCAGCGGAGGCCTGGTTCGGACAGTACATCCCATCCGAACAATTTACCAGAGAGGAAGGAGGGAGTATAAACTCGGAGAGGGTGTCCTTGATGCCCAAACAGCTACGAGAGGAAGAAACTCCCTTGAGCATCCTGGAGAGAAAGGAGGCCCTATCGTCCCTCTCGAAAGAAGCCCAACAATTAGTAGAGTTAATATTCGACTCCCCAAACGAGGCCCTGAAGTTCCTGGCCTCCCTCCCGAAAGACAGTAACCATAGAAAGTCCCATCAGTTGATTAGAGGCTGGTTTGGTTGGTCCCATAAAGCGGCGTCCAGCCTGGAAGAAGAAGTAAAGGCTTTTCTCAGAACCATATAGTGGAGTGGCCGCATTGCAGTTAACCAGAAGAAGTAGGAGGAAGTAAAATGATGCAGGGAAGGAACATACAAGAGTTGGCCATGGAAGTAAAGCGCATGGAAGAGACCAAACGGGACTTCATAGCAGATACAAGTCTCGTCGACGCTGTGGTGGTGGACAGAGCACCTGCTATTTCCCTGCGGGTCCCTGAGATAGACTACAGCGAGAGATTCGGAATGACCGACGTCTTTCATCAGCAGATCAGTAGCAACCTGGGCATCCCCTACAAGTACTACAATCGCATGGTCCAGGAAGCTCCCAACCTGTGGATGTACAATGTTAACCATTGGCTCCACGAGAAGCCGGAACGGAAAATGATCCGGACTCTGGATGGCAATGCCCGAGCGATGCGGTCCCCTGGGTATCGTCGCCTCGACAACTACGGACTTATGGGAGCCATCCTGCCGGCCCTGGCCAAGACCGACATGATTGTCCGGTCTGCCGAGATCACAGAACGAAAGTTGTGGCTCAAAGCTTCTTTCCCCTCCAAGAGCTTTGAGGTCAAGAAAGGGGATGTCGTAGAAATTGGGTTGGCCATTTCGAACTCGGAAGTGGGTTTGGGGTATGTAAGAGTTGATCCTTTGGTGATGAGGCTGGTCTGCTTGAATGGGGCCGTGATAAACGATGCGGCCATTAAGCAAATTCATGTTGGTAGGGCAGATGGGCAAGACGGGGTTATTCAGGAGCTTCTTTCCAGCAAGACCCAATCCCTGGAGGATGCAGCATTCTGGTCCAAAGTTCGGGATGTTGTAGAGGCTTTTGTGGGGAATGGCCATGGCGACCGGATGCGAGAGAAGATTGAACGGTCCCTGGGACTGGAAATCAAAAAGCCTGACGCCACCGTCAAAGTGATGGCCAAGGAGAATGGTCTGGGCGATCAGGAAGCGGACAGCATCCTGGGATACCTGATCTCAGGAGGGGATTTGTCGGCCTGGGGTTTAGGTCAGGCGGTATCCCGATTCTCTCAGGATGGTCACGACTACGACCGGGCCACTCAACTGGAGCACCTGGCAGGTAACATAATTACGTTGCCTCAGAGTGAATGGAAATTTTTGGAAGAAGCCAATAACTAAGGAAAGGAGGAAAGAAGGACCATGGCAGGAATTGCAAGGAAGAAAAAGGAACGAGGAATATTTGCAGCTACCTACTTAGCCAAGGAGGACTTCGACGAACTGAAGCGTCGAGCTAAGAAAGAAGGCCGGTCTGCTTCTGGGCAGATTCGATACTGCGTGCTAAAATGTCTGGAAGAGGCCAATTGCCAATAGAGGAGAACATGGCCAAGCCGGATTTCACAACGGGGACAGGAGCATTTGATTCCGTCACGGAAATGAACTTGGAAGAAGGCAGACTACTCAGACAGAAGGATAGACTGAACTACGGCGACCTAACAGGGGTGCGCCTAACACTTGGAGGAGAGATGTTTCACCTTTCCAAGGACCCGAGGGATCGCCGAGCAGCCCTGGAACGGTTCAACAAAGCAACCCAGAACACGCAAGGGAACCCCAAAACTCCCCCTTTAACGAGTTCACAGGGGTAGGTAAGGGACTTATAAGGGGTAAGGAGCAACAACTCGTCCTGGGGGAGATTAGACCCCTTTAAGGAGGGGAATAAAAAGGGGACGCTAAGCCAAATAGTTAGCGTCCCCTTTTTTGATTAAATTTTCTCTCAGATAGCTTTGGCTGCACGAAACCCAATAGAGGCTAAATGAGTCACAGGATTATTGTTAAAACTCATGGCAAACACCCCGGCTCCTTTCCCATCAGAAAAGCATCCTCCCCTGACCATCCCTCTCTCACCACTTCCTTTTGAGAAGCTGAAAATATCATAACCAAACTCGGAGGACCCCACGGCTGAAGAGCTAAGCGGAAAAGCCAACCGAGATAAATCACTGGCCAGATCCAAGGAAATAGAATCAATCAAATAATCCGATACCATGCCACTGGATATATCCTGCACCAGGGTCTTGAGAATGACAAAGGTGGCTACCCCGTTGGACAACTCTGGCGTGGAGGCAGGTAGAACAAGAGTAGTAGGAGTAGTGTCCTGAATGCTCTCGTAGAGATACCCTTCCCCTCCATCTGCCTCAGCAATGAAGATAGAGTAGGAAGACCCGTTAAACTCATCGGCTGTCCAAGATTTCAGCCAGTTGCCCCTTATACCATCACAAGTTAAAGTAGGAGAAGCTCCTCCCACACCCGTAATAGTCCCACGACCATATGGACTCTTTAGATATCCCACCTCAAAGTTAGCTGGATAGCGCAAGTACCCTTCTGTCGTCATAAACCCCATCAGCCATTGCCATACTAACCCTTGAAGATCATAAACCCCACCTAAACTTTTACCAGTATGCGCCCAGGACGCCGGACCTGTTCCTGGCAAAGCTCTTTTGTAAGTAGGATAAAGAGCAAAAAGATCCCTGTCCAACTCTGCTTCCTCGTAGGGACGATCCGCATCGGAGGGAGGGTTAGTATTTCCATTTCCACCACGAGGTTGACTCCCCATTTTCTTTGACATCCAGGCCAGTGCAGCCCATTCGAAAGGAGTAAGTAAATGCCACCCCTTCCCCCTATTACAGCAAGCCACCATTGCATGGGATAACATTACATAATCCCATGCAGGGACCCCAACCGTAGACTTTGAAGCTGTGCCTCCAGGACTGCCACCAGCAGCTACAGTAGGGGAGCCATTGGAGGGAGTAGCCTTCGGTTGGCTATTGATATACTTGTCAGCAATAAATCCCCCAAAAGTTATTCCGGGGAGTTCACTCACTGTAAATTGTGGAATAACCACGCCCTTGTTTAGAAACATATTCTTCCCTCCCTTAGCAAAGTAATCATCGTCGGGCAATGGTTCTGGTTCGGGCTCTTCCTCAGGAGGAGGAACCTCCCCCTCCTGAACATACCCATGATCCTGACAGGTTTCATAGGCGAGAAACTCCTCCGCGTCAGACTCAGTATCTGGGTTAAATTGATTCTCATAAAGCAGA